AATCCATTGAACGTCTTGCTGGCTCATAATGGTCTTTAACGTTAAAAAATCTCTGTACGATGATGTTTCCCTCCAACGTTAACAGGAACTCAAATTTTGTAATGTTTTCTTGATTACTCATGTTTTTTAATTTTAATAATTCTTTTATTTTTCTCTTTTCTAGTTAGACGTAAAAATGGGTTTAAAAATTTTATCCATGCGTCGTCTGATTTTGGTAACACATTAAATAAACCATCCTCCATCATCATCTTCATAGTATTTTTATATGACCTTCCTTCGGGGTCTAAATTTTCACTAATAAGTAAATCGATATTTTCCTTAGCCTCATCCGTTAGATATGGACTATCCAAACTTACGATACGACTGTTTACATCAAAAAATTCCTCACCAAAAACACCATGTTTAGTAACTCCTGTAAGTAGATTTGCAATTAATTTGTTGTTCTTATCTTGTTCAAATAAGATATTACATTTGTCTTTAATCTGTTCAATTGATAATTGTTCAGTTTTTAGTTCAGGGAAAAGAGACAAAAATCTCTTAACTCCCATTCCTCTTATACCTGCAATGTTGTCTGATGAATCACCACACATCATCTTAACCATTTTTACATTCTCGATTAAGATTTCCTCGTGGTCGTAAACAATCGTATCTTTTTGTTTGTATAACTTTCCGTGTGACGGATTGTAAATTTGAGTTGTTTCGGAAACAAGTTGAGTGAGGTCTCCGTCAGAAGAATAAACGATTTTAGACTCGTTTGGTGACTTTTGAGTGTAGTAAGCGATGCAATCATCGGTTTCACAATACTCATATTCACCTTGTCTAACAAAAAGTTCTTCAAGATATTGTTTTACTCTTTCTCTTTGATAACCGTAAGAGTTCACTTCTTCTTCTGAACGGAGACGAGATTTTCTATTTTCTTTATAATGAATGTAGATTTTCTTTCTGGTTTGTGAACCCTCAAGTCCATCCCAAAATACCACGATTTTATCTAAATGATATATCTCAAACGTTCTTCTAAGAGTATTAAGGAAATGATATATTCCCCCAATGTGTTGTCCTTTATAGAAGTAATTCTTGACACCATAAAAACCAATTGTGAGTAAATTGTCACCATCAACAAGTAAAACCGACATTTATTTAATTTATAGATCACTCTCTTCTGTTACAACTTCAATATCGGAAGCGTCTGTAACATTAACGCCTAACATCTTACTGATGTAGTCTCCATTTTCTTTTTTGTAGTCCTCAATGGATTTCTTTTCTTCTCCATCTTCTCTACCCGGCATGAATCCGTGTGATGTAACCAAGATACGTCCATCCTCGTATCCTAAACCATTGATGTGGTTTTTCATGATAGAGATTTTTGTTCTTGTTGCAATTTTTACTTTTCTCTTATCTTTAGTGATAGAGATTTTAGTAGTACCCGCACCTTTTTGGTTACCAAATAAGAATACGATACTTGAGTTTAACCAAATTGCCTCACCACCCTTTGCTTTAATCTTTGGTTGTCCAAAAGGATTATCGGGTAATTCTACCCAAGGTTGGTTGACGATGATTAACGTGTTTGTATGAGGTTTATCTGTTCTTCTTGAACCTGAAATACGTTGGTTGATACCCATACCAATTTTGTCAGCTAAGACCGACGCATTGTGTTGTTTACCACCTTTACCATCATATGTCATTTTACAAGGAACCGAACCCACTGAATCCCATAATATTAATAAGTCATGAGGTAAGTCTCCTTTCTCTTGCGCGTCTAATAATTCATTGATATAATCTGTGATTTGTTCAATGTATTCGAAATCACTATTGAAAAGATAATCCCCATCCCTATCAAATCCCATTAATTCTGCATGGTCCCAACTCCATTTTTGTTCTGTAATAATAAACACAGGAACGATACCTTTCTTTTGAGCATCTACCGCAGATTTTACAAGTGCAGTTGTTTTACCTGTGTCACTATGTCCTAATAACATGTTGATGTGACCCATTGCAGGACCTGGAATACCTGTCGCATCTAAAAAGGCGTCACCCAAATCGAAGAAACGGTCTGGTTTATATTCTGCCTCTTTAGAGAATTTCTTCTTAATTGAAGAAAAGTCTGTCTTTTTTATCCCTGCCATTGTTTTGTTTTTAAAAATGGGGTGGATATTTCACCACCCCGTGAAAAATTAGAACGGTAAATCACTATCCGTATCATCTTCAGCTTGTGGGTCTACCACAGGTGTTGTTGATTTTACGTTTCCGATAGTTTCTTCTCCTGTTGTGTTGTTACTTGAAACCCATTTGTTTTGGTTAGAATCCCAACGTGGAACTTCACCATTTGCAACCATTTCTAAGTAATCTTCACCTTTCTTAGAATATACATCAGACCAAGTTAATTCGTCATCAACCCACGCTTTAGCGACCGCAGCATCTTCGTGTAAAGGACCCGCGTCTTCAGGAATAACTGAATTAATTGTTGTGTACTCTTTACCTGTTCCCGCTTTAGTTAAGGTTAAAGATAAAATCATATCACGTCCTTTTTCAGGGTCGGTGATATCTCCTTTGTTACGGAAGATTGGGAAAATTTTGTCAATAACACCATCACCTTTAGCGTTATGTTTAAATCTCCAAAACTTAACTCCATCGTTTTCGTGGTCACGGTCAATAACCTTAACAATGTAAAACTTACGAGAGCGGTAGTTACGTGCTAATTCACGATCAGAATCTACTCCTGTTTGCATTAAACTGTCATAAACCTCGTTTAATGGAGAACGTTTCCCTTCTTGTTTAGGGTCGTATAATTTAACCCATTTTCCATCCACTTGAACTTCGTGGAAGTAAACCTCAACAAATGGTGAACTACCATCTTTTGTAGGTAAAATACGAATACGTCTTTCTTCACCTTTAGAACCCTTAGGTAATACGGTTGTGAAATACTTTTTCATTCGGTCCTCTTGTGAGACCTTGTTTGCATTGCCACTTGTGGCGTTTTTGTTTTTCTCGTACTGTGCCAGTACTGCGTCAAATGAAGACATAGTGTTAAAATTTAATTATAAAATCGTTATAATAAAGTATAAATAAAAAAACCCGAATTGTAAAATCCGGGTTAAAGTTTTTTAATATTTTTTTATTTTTAAGCAAAAGGTGTGTCTGAACCCCAATCTGTGTTAGAATCCACCAATGTATTGATACCTGTAGCATCTATAACTGGGTTCTCAACCGATCCACCTAATAACAATAATTTTGTTTGTGATATGTCGGACAATGGTGAAGAAGGTACCGTAATTGTCGTTTCACTTCCATCATATAGTCCTGTATTAACCCATCTAAAGTTAGTTAATTTACCTTGGAACCAGTTTGTTGCACCATCTCCACCCATATACATTGGTTCTCCGTCGTGTATTGTACCGTTAATACTTCTTACACTTGATGATTTACTCTTATATTGTCCATCGATATATAACCTTGTTACACCTGAAATTCTCGATAATGCAATATGACACCACGCCGTTCCGTTATTGTACCCTGCCGGCATCGCACCATTCATCCATTGACCTGCACTTGTTCCATTGTCAGCCCAAATATAAGCGGTTCCACCTTCAATACTACAACCAAGAGTTGCACTTGTGTCAGGTCCTATTGAGAAAACTCTTGGGAAACCTGTTCCGTTTCCTGTTCTCTTTAAGAAAAATTCAACTGTAAAGTCATTGGTGCCAGGTAACCATGTTGTCATAGTTGCGTGTGGAACACGAACATATGCATTTGTACCGTTAAATGTGATTGTACCCGAACCTCCTACTGGTACTTCGTCTTCGGGACCATACCACGCAATTTTATAAGACATAAATGTCCCATTAAAATTATTAAATTTTGTAACGTTATACCCATATGTTGACGATAGTGCGTATGCCATTGAGTCGTCAAATATTTTACTATCAACAAATACAGAATATTGTCCGTTTTCGGTTGCTCCCGAAACTAATGAATTTATATGTGTTAATTCGTCTCTTGTTGAGAACGTATTGTCTTTTGCGGTTGTTGCTGTGATCATAATTTATTTATATTTTTTATATTGATGTTAATGAAACTTTCATCCAACTCGTTCCGTTATGAAAATAAAGATTTGAACCGCTTACCGCTAATTCTCCAACAACTCCATTTGGTAACGTACTAAATTGACCTAATTTTAAAGCACATGATAAATCAACTCTATCATCAGAACCTTCATAACCAAAAGATGGTGATGAACTTCCACTACCAAATTTAAGATAACCTTTAGTTGGGTCTTGTAGACCTGATATTTGTATGGTGTTTGATGTATTCACATCTCCAATCCACGCATCGTCACCAACTTTGAAATTTCTACCACTACCATTATTTGTTGAGTAGAACGTATCTCCCGTTACACTTCCAACTGTTTTTAAATTGTGGTTTAATTTAACACTACCACTAACCTCAACTAAAAATCCGTCACCTGATGATGGGATAGTTGCCAAATTGACATTATGTTTTTCGGTATTAATACCTAATGTTGCATCATTATACACGGTCATTGTTGGTTGTCTCCATCTACCTCCACCAAATATATGAACGTGTCCGTGTTGATTTTGTGAATATCCTAAAGAACCAACATATAAATCATTTTCATGATTATAAAGATATGCGTCGCCAGCATAACCGACTTCTAAATTGGTGTGATTGGATGAATTTAAACCAAAATTTGCATAACCACTTTCTTCGGTTGTATCATCGTTCCATAACACTAAATCAGCAGATGCGGCACCTCCTCCTC